GTCGTGAATTTTGCTTATCCCTTTATATGTTCCAGATTGAATATAGATAGCTGGTTCTCGGTGTTTTTCTCCCACTCCTTTATAGTTCATTTCAATAGCAGCGACATGATAATGAGCTCCGACGACAATGTCGGCCTCCATCTTCAATTTCAAGCGGTTCATCTGCTGAAGTCCGTGCAGGCGGTTAAAGTTTGAGCGGAATGGCCCAATTTGGTGATAAAGAACAATTAGATATTTTGCCCTTGGAAACTGAAGATAAAGCCTGCCTCCATTTTCTAAGACAGGAAATCTCCTGTCTTCAAAGCCAAAAAGAAGGGCATTAACATCCTGTCCTGCATGCTTCCATGTCCAGCCCTCATGGCACGGAGAAGTAACCGCTCCTAAGACTTTTCCTTTCTCATCCAACTCCTGAATTATCTTCCTCATTGTAATCACTTGCTTGTCTGGCGGAATAGCATTAACAAGCATATTCCAGGGATACTGAGCGGGAATAGCATTATCTATTAGGTTTGACATCCAAATGATATAAGCATTGGGAGTTTCCGCAATTTCCTCTATTTCTCTATGAAACCGCTTGTGATCAGTATAAACACTGCCGTAGTGAACATCACCGATAAAAAAAACTGAGACTGGTAAATCAGTCTCAAATTTTACTTTTCCTTCTGGCTGAGAGATTCTTGCTTCTTGGTATCTCTCCTGAGCCATCCTTATTTCTCTATAGACAGCTTTTACATCTAAAGTCTGGGCTTTCGTGCCAACAAATTCAGGAACAAAATGCTCCCATTCCTTTTTCCCAATGACCTTCCCCTTTAGTGCTTCTGCAGTTGCCGCCTGCTCCTCAGTTAAACCGAGGGCGTCAGGAGGAATGTAAAGTAGCCTCTCATGTTTCATCTAAGATTGCCTCTTTTGGTTTACCTGTATCCGTTTCCCAATTATCAAATTCTTCTTCGCCTTCCCTTACTCTTCTTTTTGCCTCTTCTTCCTCCTCAAGGTTTTGGACAAAACCCCCTTTTCCTAATGGTATCCATTGCCATCTTTCTGTCATCGCCAACTCCTTCCTCCCACTTTTTCGTGGGGATAAAGACTTGGGTTGTTACCTTCCCAACCAATCAACTCATGGGGAGCCAACCTATTTCTTTTTTCCCCCTTTTTGCTCCTGCGGGTTTGGTCTAATTGGTTTGCTTTCTCTTTGCCACTTCTCAAGCGGCTTTATATCAGGTTTTCCCGCCCCATCGGGGCCAATGATAAACTGTTCGTATTCTTTCATTTTGCCCTCCTGTAATCTGCGGCCCCCTCAACACCAATAAAAGCAAGAAAGCCTAAAACGGCTGCTAATACTTCTTTGGGGTCAAGGTTCCAATTCCAATACTTATTGCCAAAGACAATGAAAGCAATGACAAAAGCAGAAATAAATTTCCTTGACGACAGTCTCTTAAGAAAATCTTTCATACTAACCTATCACCTCCTTCTAAATGTTCCCAGATTTTGTAGATGATAAAAGCGATGATAAAAGCTGCTAATAAGTCAGCTATCATTTTTTAAAAATCCTCCTCCAAAGTTCTCTTAAAACTGCTGGTAACAATTCAGATGTCTTAAATCGGTCTAAGGTTTTCCTTTTTTCAAGTCTCTTTACCTCTTTTTCAAGTTCAGTAACCCTCTTAACGGCTCTCTGAGCCTCTTTCAGAGCAGAGGCAGTATCTCTATACTGCTCAAGTGCTTTCGTTTTAGCTTCTTCGCAAGCATCAAGGTCAACATTTAACTTATCCACCAATTTTTGTAGTTCTGCCACTTTCCCTTCTGCTCTTAAAGCTCTATCCTCTATTGCCAAAAGCTCCTCAATCTTGCCCCTTATCTCTGCTACATCAACCGAGCATTGGAGCTGTTTGGCAATCTCTTCAATTGAGTGCTTGTAGTCTTCAACTTGTTTTTCTAATCCCTCCCTTTTTGCTTTCTCTTCAAGGTAAAGATTCCAGTTTCTATCTCGCTGGTGTCTCATTTCTGTCATCTGCTCTTCTGTGTAAATCTTCTCTGCTCCTTGCGGCTCTTGTTTTTTTCTCCAATCATTAAGCCATTGGTAAAGGTTCTTGCCAGGGCAGGCAGTTGGTTTTAGTTCCCGATGACCAAGGACATCATTTCTTGTTAAGTTATAGCGGTTCATTAATTCTCTTAATAGCCAATCCAAAGCCTTCAGTTGCTTTTCTGTTGGGTTTTGTTTTTCAAAGTTTCCATCAAGGCAAATAGCGATACCATTGTTGTTTCCCTTAGCAGTTCCTGAGTGCCAAAGGATTGTGTCCTCATCATTACAGTAAAAAATATCACCAACATTATCTATGCGATATGTGTAAGCCAATCCAGGCCAGCCCTTGCTAATGTGGTAATTTGCTTGAGAAATATATCTTTTCAAGGAGTCATAGCGATTGGGGCGAAAGACAGCGTCGTGATGTAAGACAAGAAGAGAGGACTTAGCCCATTTTTTCTGCCATTCACCCTTACGAGGGAGTTTTTTTCTAATATCTATGATTCTCATAGATTTACCTTACAACCTGAGTTCCTAAACCTTTTTTCTGAGTAACTGCACCTCGACCTTTAGGACCAGGTCTCCTTTTCATCATAAGAGCAGTATAGCGAGGTTGCTTCTTGTGTTTCTCACCTAAAAGTTCAATTTTACTTGCAGGTCCTTTCCCCATTATTTCTCACCACCTTTCTTTCTTTTCTTAAGACACTCTTCACAAACAAATGGCTCAGGATATCCTTCAAGAGAATTCCATGCCGTTGGATGCGGAACTATTATACAACTTTTTCCACATTCTGAGCATATTATCTCCATCGACGGTTTACCATTTCTCATTTTCTTCACCTCCTTTTATTAGGTTAAAACCCAGGCAGTCGGCTGTAACCCAATGCTCCATCTCCCCTTCTTCCTCTTGCTGCTCGACGACGGCCAGCAACTGCCATTTTTTGAAATCTCTTTTTACCATATTTTCTTCTACCAATCCATGCCGCTAAAGCTCCTGGTGTCCTAATCCCTGGAACTCGGCCTAATGCTTTCTTCAAAGCAGCAAATCTGCCACCACCGCCTGGTCTCATTCTTTTTCCACCACGGGCTACTGCTTTACGATATGCTCTTTGAGCCTTTGTTCGAGGAGCAAGTCTCTTTTTCCTTTTTCTGGCCATATTCTCACCTCCCCTCCTCATTATGATTTTTAATTAGAACAGCTAAATTGTCAATAGCATGGGTTAGTCTCATCTGAGTTTTAGTATTCTTCTCAATCACTTTAGTAGAGTGCCTCAAATGATTTTCTACTATCTTACTAATTCTCTTTCTTTCCTTTTCTTGGGTATAGATAAGAAAGAAAGCTATGCCTAATCCTCCAGATTGTATTAAAAGTTGAACAAGTGCGTCAGTCATAGTCCTTCTCCCAAAAATCTATTTGTTGAGAATCTTTATATATTCCTAATATTGCTAATGTAAAAACAATTAGAAATTCTATCATCTTCTCAAGAGCTTTGAAAGTTGATTTAATATACGATAAGTTATGTATCCCCTGAACGGCCACTGTATCCAATTCTGAACTTTGCTAATTACATGATAAATCTGGTCAGGTCTTACCATCTTGGGATACTTAGTATGTAGAGTCTCAGTAATAGCCCTTCCTATCAACCTATCAACCTGCTTTCTTAAAGAGTCTGAGCCATAAGCCGTTTTACTAATAGCTCCTCTAATTTTTAACATTTGAGGACCAGTAATCTTGCCTGCTATTTTTCCTGCTGGAGCTTTCATTCCAAGTCTCTGCATTATGCGAGCAAAGCTCTCTCCAGCTACTTCTTCAGCAGGCTGAGAAGGACCAATACTCCCATGTATCAATTCTTTTACTCTCCTTGCTAATCCTTCAAGAGGAACTTCAACTTCCTTTGAAGCAACCGTGGGAGTTATCCATTTTCGGTAAACCAATGACTTCGTTTTGGTTAAAGGAGAAAACAACCAAGAAAGCAGTTTTGGAGTCCTTGCCAGAGTAGCAAGGGCAGCAGTTACTCCAATATCTGTAAGAGCTCCTGTTCCTGCCATTCCCCCAATTCTACCCACTTCTTCTCTTGTAGGAACAAAAGCCTGAGTTCCGCCTCTTTGTAAGAGATTGCTCAAATATTGATAGATACCTCCTCCCACAGCTCCTCTCACTCCTGGTATGGGAACAGCAGCTGATAACATACTTCCCATAGTAGGTAAAATAGGTGAAGCCTGTAGCTTAGCAGCATAATAGGTAAATGGACTTATTCCTAAAGAGGAAGGAGTTTCAGAAACTGCCCTCGTTTCGGGTTCAGTAGAAACTTCACCATAGGGAGCAGTTTCTCCAACTCTTTGATATCTTAAAGGATTGAAGTCCTCTTCCTCTATTGTTCCTATCTCGTTTGTAATGATATCCTTTACTTTGATTCTCATTCTTCCTTCTGCCAACTAGGAGCTTGTTGAAGTCCTAATTGATTTAACAAAGAGCCCCCTCCTAACCATCCTAAAGTCTGTAATTTAGAAGTGGGTTGTGCTCTATTGATGACATCTGTATAAATCTGTTCAAGTCTTTGCAATTTTCTGTAAATAGTAGCTGGTTTATCAGTTCCCCATTTGGGTAAGTTAGCATTATATATTTTAATTTCTTGAGGATTAAGGACTGCTCCTGTTCGCAACCTTGCCAGAATATCTACAAGCTCTCTCCCTGCATCCTGAAGAGTTTGAGCGTCTTCTCCTCCTATCAATCTTCCCACAAGCGGAACTCTTGCCCAGAACAATGCTCCTTTATTTCTTTCCAGAACATCACGAATCTGTTGTGCTGCTCTTAATCCAGACTTCGCATTTATAGCTGCCATCTCTTCCGTTGCTGTAGGTTGTAAGAACTTGGCTAACGACAGTATTCCACTCAATCCTATTCCTCCCCCTCCTCTTCTCATTTTGGCAATTGCAAGCTGTGTTGCTAACTGTTGCTGTTGCATTTGCATTCGGGCAGCAAGTTCAGTCTCTCTCCATGCTTGTTCAAGTGCTCTGGCATATTCATCCTGTGCCATTTGAGCAAGTCCAGAAGCGTATTGAGAGGCAGCCTGCCATGCTCTTTGACCTGCTCCTACAGCCTCTCCAATCCCTCCTCTGATGGTTCCCAAGAGTCCAGAATAAAGAGCATAGGGAGCAAGAGCCTGAGCCCTTTCTTCAGCCACTAATCTCTCACGAGCAAAGGGATTAAAGACAAATGTAGGAAGCTCTGGTGTTCCATACTTTTCTCTTGCTCGTGCAGGAGCTGCCACATAAGCTGCAAGAGCTTCTGCCTGTTTTTCTCTCACTGGTCGAGCATATTCAATCTTTTCCTGAATTGCTCTTTTTAACTCATCAGGCAAAGTTGCTCCAGTAACCGTATACTGCAAAGCTCTTTCTCTTAATGCCCTTGCTTTCTCTCTCAATGGTGCTACATATTCTTGAATTCCCGTTTGATTAGCCATAGAAGCTCCCTCCCCATCCAGGAAAGCCCGCAGCCATCGCTGCCTGTCTTAATCCAATTTCATATTCCTCCAGTTTCTCCCTTTTTCTCCCTAAAACCGCACTTTCGATTGCTTCTCTTTTTTCTTCTTCAATTCCTCTTTCTTTTAATCTTCTTGCTTCTGCTGTCTCTGCTTTCAAAAGCCCCATTGCCCTCATTCTTCTTCCTGATGTATAAGCTCCCGCTTGCTCCCAAGCCTCTGCTGTGCTTCTTAAACTTCTCCTCAGCTGTCTTTCGGAAGACCTCATATAATCTTCTAGTAATCTAGTATAATATGGAGAATACTCTTTTTCAACCGCTTCCCTTGCCAATTCTTCATCAAAGGTAAAAGGAGTTTTTAAATACTCTTTTACTGGCCGAAGCCTCCTCTCAAATTCTGAAGCGATTTCATTTAATAGCCTTTGTGCTACTTGAGCAGGGTCTTCTACTTTTGCAGCCCCTCCTCCACCTCCTCCTTCTCCGCCATAGCCAACAGGAGCTTCTCCTTCATGACCAAAATAATGCCAGAGCCAATTCCGCTGTTCTTGTGTTAACTCATGTGCAGGATAACTGCCTGGAGTAATTCCTCCAGGCCCAACTCCACCACCAGCAGATGAAGTAGAAGCAGAAGCAGTAGTGGTAGTTGGAAGAACCTTGTTTATTACAGAAGAAACAACAGGAGTGTATTGTTTAACCGCCTCCTCCCAAATAGGAGCATATCTCCTCTTGATTTTAGGAGATGCTTTTGCGTACAGCTTACGATAAGCTCTTCTTATCTTTAAATCTCGTGGGGTGAGGGCCATATTTTTCTCCTCTTTTAATCTTAAACCTTTTTAATTTTTTTGGCAAATTTTTACTATGCAGGATAAATCTTTTTAAATGCTCTCTTACAATAGTTTCTCCCCCCTTTTTCTTGAGAAGATTTTTGATTTTTTTATATTTCTCTAAATCAAGGTTCGCTTTCCTTAATTTACCAAAGGTGGTATCCTTTTCAAAATCATAAAACCACAGCTCTACAATTGTATTCCCATCTGCAGTATAAGCACAGTTGACATGCCCCTGCTGTACTCCTCCCTTTTCAAAGAGAGCAAGATTTATCCCGATTTGTTCTTTTAACTCTTTAGCTAACTCAAGCGGATTTACTTTCCCCTTCAGTTTAAAGATTTTAACATATTTTTTCATTTAATCTCTCCTAAAAACTATTCGAGCTATGTAACAATTCACATAATAACCGCTTTCAGAGGGTCTTCCTTGCTCCCGTAAGGAAACCCAATAGGCTCTTTCCCCGCTGTTCAGAGTGACTTCAGAACTACGGGTAGCTCCAGCAGTAGTAGCGTCTGTAGCTGTAGTTGAAATAACAGACCCAGCTAAAGGTGCATCTGCTAAATCATCATAAATACAAGCCTCGCAGGTATAACCTGGCCCCGAAGTGATTACTGCCTCAAAATAAACTTTCATTACTTTCCAGTCATCAGAATCTAACTTAAACTGGGTTTCTCTCATCCAATATGGCTTACCATAATCAGGCCGATAATCCCATTGGTTGGTATCAGTCCATCTTTGTTGAACAGTTACACACATTTGTTGTTCCTTAGCCAGAGGAAAATCAGAACTCAATAAAAGATTTTCGTCTGGTGTAGTAGTAACATTGTAACCAGCCCTTGAGACCTTGATGATTCCCTTATTGCCGTCTAACAAGATTCTGGGCGTTCCCGTCTTATCGCTTAGGCAGATTCTCTGGTTCGCTCCATCAATCATAGTTCCCTGAATTTTTCTATCATCTATCGAAGCATCTTCTAACAAAGCCTCAATATCAGAAGAAGACAGCTTTGTCTTTTCTTCCCTCTCTCTTATTAAAAAGCTGTTAAAACCCGATTGAGTATAGTCAATCATCATTTCTCCTCCTCTACTTTTTCTACAGGAGTATAAAACACAGTAATTCCTTCTAAAAGAAAGGGCTTAAGTGTTGATGATTCAGAGATTCTAAATTTAATTCCTCTCCCCCGTGATTTACTCGGCTCTAATCTTTTTTCAAAATAATCTCCGTGGATGTTGCCAATGGACTCCCAAACGTCTTGGTCTCTGTCTGGATTTCCAACTATTTTATATTGTATTTTAAGTCCCATTCCATTCTGAGTAAAGATTAAGATGCGATGAAATTGGTTTATATATTCTGGTCCCACTGGATAATAAGTTCTTGTCTCAAGCTCTACGTGTATAGGCTCTCCTGCATCGCTATTGCCATCCAGCCATTTAAATACCTTTTCTTCATTAGTTCCAAAATATAAATTTTTTATTCCACTCTCTAAAAATCCTGTGAACACACGAGGAACATCAGCTAAGGAATGGAAATAGAAATGTTTTTGGGATATATCATAATCAATCATAGCGTTTGAGATAGAGATATCCTTTTCGGAATTTGTTATGTCCCCTACAATTGCGTAATAATGATTTCTTTTAGTAGTCCCACAGATGTTAGAAAAGAAACTCCCAGAAATTCCATCAATGTAATCTTGAATTGCGTTTGAAATCAGAGTGGAGCTAACCCCATCATACTTGTAAATACCATCACGATGGAAATAATAAGTATTTCCTCTCCAATTAGCAATTGAACGATGAGATACAGTTCCCGCACCACCAGGAACTTTTGTCCAAACGAAACTTGAGTATCTATAAAGAGAGTCTTGCTTAAAGATTAAAAGACGGTTTGAGTTCTCTCCCAGTCCCATTATCACATCTCCGTCATCTGTATTTATATCAGCCCAATTATCTCCAACCCAATAATGAGAACCTGTAGCAGAATTGTCCAACGTCTCGACTAAAGTAATTTGTGTTTCTGAATCAACCGAGTCAACAGTATAAACGCCCTGATTCGCTCCAGAAGTAATAAAAAAGGGGTCGCCTGTTTCTATGTTTCTTGTCTCAAATAAAGCACTTGCTGAGGTAACAACGCTCGAATTGGCTGTTTGAACCAAATCTGTTCCCGCCTCAAGTCCCCATGTTATCTCTTTGTTCTCAGGTAAGTCTGAATAAAATATTCGTGATGGCCACTCTGTTGTTCCTGAAAAACCAGAAATGGTTGGGTATTTACAGTTCCCCAAATACAAACGGTTATTAAATCTCTTTATATACCGTGCCTGAGGTACATCTGGAGGTTGTGTCCAAGAAGAACCATCATAATAGCGGGTGGCATCATCATAATTTACCATCCACCATTTGTCACAAAAATTTTCCCATTCTACTTTAGCAGTAGTGCTTAATCCCTGAGTCTGCGGTTCCCATAAGTTAGTTCCCTCATTGTAAATAAAGACATCACCTCCGAAAACTGCTAAGAGCTTTGAGGTTCCATCTGTTTTATTAAAATGTCCAAGACCCAAGATGTCTTTCATAATTATGGTGTTGATGTGCTAGTTGATGTTGTAGTCGTTGACGTGCTTGTCGTTGTTGTTGAGGTAGAAGTTGTTGTTGTAGATGTGCTTGTAGTTGTTGTTGATGATGAAGTTGAAGTAGTAGTTGTTGTTGAAGTTGTTGTTGAAGTAAAGGTAGGTCCTTTTTGAGTATATCCTTTCCTTTTTGAAATGCCCCCAATAGTTTCTAAGTCTACATTTACTGCATGTTCAACTTCACTAACTCTCCTTAAAAATTTAGTTGTTTTAGTCTGAACTCCTCCAGAGAAGTCAAAAATCTGTAATCTTTTTTCTGCCATAAACGTCGCACAATTGACAAAATATAGTATAATATGGTCAGGCTAGAGAGAATTGGTGAAAAACAACTCGCTTTAGGCGTGTTTAAACTCTCTAGCTTTTCTTTTTTTACCAATAATTTTCTTTGTCAGCTAAAGTTACCGCTCTTTTGCCAAAAAGCCTTGTCATTGCCCTTCTTCCCCTCCATCTTAAGTCCATTGGTTGCCCCATTTGTCTTCTGTTTAGTTGCTTTAGAAGAGTAATGTTGGCGTAAAGCCTTCTCATCATTTCATCATAACTTCTATTGCCCCGTAATCTTTCAATTTGGTCAATAGCAAAGTCTTCCAAAATGAATGGCAGAGGAACATCGGTAGTATCTCCTCTTGAATCAATCGCCGACATTTTCTTCCAGTATCTTGCGTAAAGATATTTTCCTGAGGAAGCAGGACGAGGAGCACCAACTCCAATGTATCCCAGAGAATCTGAAGAATCTGGAGGATATAAAGTCCAAATTGTCAGCTTATCATCATCGGTTCTGTTCTCATCTTGAATCTCTGCCTCAAACTCTGAAAGAGGATAATATTTAAGACGATAGGTTACATCGCTGCTTGAGGAAGGATTATAGCGATAACGGAGCGATTCCATTCTCAAAAAATCGCTGCCAATGCTGGAGGTTATTCCATACTTGAATTGAGAAGCAACTGTAGTAAAAGAAGCCTCCTTCAAAAGAAACCACCATCTAATAGGTTGAGCTTGTATAATCTCTTGAGCTTCTGTGAACCATCTGAAGATTTGGTCATCTGATGCTGTTTTGCCGTCTAAATCTTTTGTAATTCTCCTAACATTCTGGAGCATATATCCTCCAGAATTTAAGGTGAAGCCGCTTCCCAAAATCCAATCAGAATAACTTGTATAATCTCCTGTCTGAGAATTGTAAAACCTAAAGCGATAATAATAAGAAGCCTGCCCTAAAGTCCAAGAATACTCTGTAAAGTTCTTATCCCATTGGATATTTATGGGCATTCCTACAATTACATTCGCATCACCAGTTTTTGAAGTCTTATACTCCCAAGAGACCTTATTTACTCTTGAAAGATAAACGGGAGTATCTTTAGGATGAGAAAACTTTAGAGCAGAATCAATGGTAATCTGATTTATAGATGGATTTCCGTTGATGGTGGCGGCTTCTGTTTTTTCTTCTCCTGGTTCTCCTATTACAATAATATCATCATTTGAAAAACCAACAGAAGAAATAACTGTTAATGTAGTTCCAGAGGAATAACTAGCTCCTAACCAAGTCTTGGGATTTTTGGATAAGTCTGGATTTTTTGAACGAAGTATCATCTTAATTCAAAAATAATATAAATCTTTTAATTTGTCAATCACTGGGTATGAGGAACAATCTCTCCCACTTTACCCTGAACAGCAAGAACATCATCTATTTCGGGCTTAAAGTAAAGGGTAGTAGCAGTAGTGCTTGTGCTGGTAGTGGTTGTTGATGTAGAAGTCGTCGTAGTAGAAGTACTAGTAGTACTAGTACTCGTAGTTGTAGTACTTGTAGTTGTGTAAACTTGCCCATGATATTGAGCAGGATAAGGTCTAGCAAAATAATCACTAGCTGACATAGTATTACAAGTATAACCTATTTAGAAAAAAAAGTTAATAGTCAACACCGCTTAATAAGTAATACTTTCTACCTCAGGAACAATTTGAGATAACTCCTCTGCTTCTGCAACAGCATATAGGGTCGTAGTCGAAGTTGAAGAACTTGTTGATGTTGTTGTTGTGCTTGAAGAAGTACTCGACGTAGTAGATGAAGAAGTACTACTAGTTGTAGAAGACGAAGTAGAAGTAGTAGTTGTACTTGTTGAAGTAGAACTGCTTGTACTTGAAGAAGTACTACTACTTGTTGAAGATGAGGTTGAGCTTGTAGTAGAGGTACTCGTCGTCGTAGACGAAGTAGAAGAACTAGTAGAGGTAGAGCTACTTGTTGTAGTTGAGGAAGTAGAACTACTAGTAGACGTAGAAGTCGTTGTTGATGACGTACTGCTTGAAGTACTGGAACTAGTAGATGAAGAAGTTGTAGTTGAACTAGTCGATGAAGAAGTTGACGAACTAGTTGTCGTTGACGAAGTAGAAGAACTGGTAGTAGTTGAACTTGTAGACGAACTGGTCGAGCTACTAGTCGTAGTTGAGCTAGTAGAGCTTGATGTAGTAGTTGAAGAAGTACTGGAGGAAGTACTACTAGAAGTCGTCGTAGATGAAGTTGAACTGCTCGTGCTTGAGCTGGTAGAACTACTAGTAGTTGTTGAAGAAGTTGAGGAAGAAGTAGAAGAAGAAGTAGTCGTGCTACTTGTTGAGCTCGATGTTGTTGTAGAACTTGTCGAAGATGAGGTTGAAGAACTAGTAGAGCTACTTGTTGTCGTTGATGACGTAGAGCTACTAGTTGAACTACTGGTAGTAGTACTTGATGTAGAAGTAGAACTGGAAGTCGAGGTTGATGTCGTAGTTGATGAGGTTGAACTAGAAGTAGATGAACTTGTAGTAGTAGAACTCGTACTAGACGAAGTAGAGCTTGATGTAGAAGTAGAAGTAGTTGTTGTAGAAGTGCTTGTAGTCGATGACGTACTACTAGAAGTAGTAGTTGAACTAGTACTGGTCGAACTTGAGGTTGAACTTGAAGTTGTTGTTGAACTTGTAGATGATGAGGTAGAAGAACTGGTGGTGGTTGAACTTGTAGAACTACTGGTAGAACTACTTGTCGTAGTTGACGAAGTGCTTGATGAAGTCGAAGAACTAGTAGTAGTTGACGAAGTAGACGATGAAGTAGAGCTAGAAGTAGAGGAAGATGTTGTTGATGAAGTCGAACTTGATGTAGAAGTACTAGTAGTTGTTGTTGAAGACGAAGTAGAAGTTGAAGTGGTCGTAGACGTACTTGTAGTAGTAGTGGAGCTTGACGTTGATGTCGTAGTTCCCGTTAAGTGATACTGAATCTCAAGATAAGGCTCATTTCCTGTATCATTGGCACTGCTGAAAGCTACATTATTTGTGGTAGTAGGTTCAGTATTATCTACATCATACTTATGTCTAATACAGAATTTAGTCGTCCCGTAGACATTTATATGATTTACGCCATCATCATTAAGAGTAATTCTTTTCCAGCCCTCGTTGTCTGAACATGTAGCACTTCCAAACAATGTCGTTCCAAAAGCTGTAAAGTCAGATGTATCTAGAGTATCTCCCTGAGTTCCTGCAAAAACTTCTATTTCCCCATTTCCACTAACAGGCCCAATTTTTAAGTTCAAGTAAGCTGCATCTACAATTGCATCATCGGGGATATCTGAGGTATCAAAATATAGAAATACCCTTTTGCATTCATAGTTATACTCTGTTGAATAATCAGCTGAAACCGTTACATTTGCATAAATATCCCAAACTACATCAGAGGTAGTTGCATCTCTTGCAGCACTCCACGTACTCTCATTAAGACGACCCAACTCTCCATCAGCCGTACTTCCTGTATAAGGAACAGTTGTAGTAGTAGAAGTTGAGCTACTTGTTGAACTGCTTGTTGATGTAGTAGTAGTACTTGTAGTCGTAGAAGATGTAGAAGTCGTTGACGAAGTACTACTTGATGTACTAGTTGAACTAGAAGTTGAAGAAGAAGTAGTTGTAGAGCTTGTTGATGAAGACGTAGAAGTGCTACTCGATGTTGAAGTTGACGAAGAAGTACTCGTAGTGGTCGTAGACGTTGAGGAAGAGGTAGACGTAGAACTGCTGGTACTAGTAGAACTACTAGTTGATGTAGAAGTTGTCGTCGTTGATGTAGAAGTTGAGGTAGTACTTGATGTACTAGTAGTTGTAGTACTTGAAGAAGTACTTGTAGAGGTTGTCGAGCTGGTAGAAGTAGTTGTTGTGCTCGTAGACGAAGACGTCGTAGTAGAGCTACTAGTAGTTGTAGAACTTGTTGAGCTAGATGTAGACGAGCTCGTAGATGTACTAGACGATGTAGAACTCGATGTACTTGATGATGTAGTAGTAGTACTAGTCGAAGTAGAAGTTGTAGAGGATGTCGAAGTGGTTGTAGTACTTGTGCTACTAGAAGTTGTAGTCGAAGTTGAGGAGCTTGTTGTAGTTGTCGAAGAAGAAGTACTAGTACTACTACTTGTAGAAGTTGTTGTTGTAGAAGTACTTGAAGACGTTGAGCTAGAAGTACTAGTTGACGTTATTGTTGTACTAGTAGAAGTAGTAGATGAAGTTGATGTACTTGTAGTCGTTGTACTAGTTGAAGAAGATGTTGTTGTACTTGTAGAAGTTGTGGTTGTTGATGTTGATGTAGATGTACTTGTTGTTGAAGAAGTAGAAGTAGTTGTACTTGTTGTAGTACTTGTTGTTGTATAGACTATTGCATGATATTGAGCTGGATAAGGGTGAGCAAAATAATCAACTGCAGCCATGGTGACTACAGTATAACCAAAAAGAGGAAAAAATTAAAGAGGACAAAGTTATATTACTAAAACTTTCAAGCCCTTAACACTGTTAACTCGCAACTTTGCTGTATCTGTGTAAGCCTGAACTTTATAGGTATAACTCCCCGCAGATACATTTTTATCTAATGCAGCGACGACCACAGGATATTGTGCTACCGCAGAATCACAATGAACTCTTCTTTCATGGCTAATAACAGTAGAATTTCTTAAAATTCGCAAGTGAATATCCTTGCCTGCAGTAGTGTGATAAACATGACAATCAAAGAGACAATAGACGTCTCGTGTGCTACTTAATGTAATATTGATGCTAACATCAGTAATATCTACCCAAGAACCGACTGTATCAGTAGCAAAAGGAGCATTGTTTTCTGATGATACATAAGCTTTAACCATACTATTCTCAATATCAGTTAAACTTTTAGCTGTAATTGTTGCTGCTATTTGGTCTCCTACTTGAATTGAACGAGCACTAGAGCCTTCCTGAGCACGAGTAATAGTAAAGGTGTCGGTAGAAATAGCAGTAACTCTTACAATTTCAGCATTTGAAGTTGTTGGTTGCTGATTAGCAGGCCAAACTGTAGCATTAAAAGGAGGTGTAGGAAATTTAGAACCATCGCCAGATTGAACATCTAAAGAAGTTCCTGAATCAGCAGGAGAAGGTGCTGTTGCTACTGTAGAATAGGCAAAGTTTTTGTGATCATCAAAAGCCATAGTAAGATAATCTTAAAACAATTATTTTCTATTGTCAATAGGAAATTAAAGAGGAACAAAATCTTCTACTTTTGCTCTTTTTAAAGGCTTTCTAACTCCTTTATGAGTATAAAATCCCCAGACATCAAACTCATGTCCTTCGTTTAATTCTTTTGGCCATAATTCTCCAAGTTTATTCCAACATCTTTTAGGATCAATTAGGTCTCTAACTTCTTTTGGTGTATTTTCTCCTCTACCAGGTCCCTTACTTTTAGACCAATGATGATAAACCCAAGATAAAGGAGTACAAAGAAAACGATAGCCCTTGGAATAAGCACGAGCATTTAAGTCATAATCTTCTCCTCCACCAGGATAAAATCTCTCGTGAAAATATCCTATCTTCTCAAACGAAGTTCTCTTAAAAACAGAACACCAAGCAGCAAAAGCATCAATAACTCCACTTTGGTGACGGGGGAAAGTTGTTGGTAAATCTTTGATATTTGAGAAATCTCCTTTAAGTAAAAACTCATAATCCTTCTCTGTATATTTTCTTTTATATGGCAAAAGCTCTATAAATTCTTTGTGGTAGTGGTCTGGATATCCATAGCCCCATGCAGCTATCTTAGGTGACATTGGATTGACTGCCAAAACTTTCTCTCCATACTTTTTAAAGGTCTCCAAAATACCAGACCACCATTTCTTATTTATGAACTCTACATCATCGTTGCAGACTGTAATGTACTTGGTGTCTGCTAATCTTATTCCTGTATTGGCAGCCTTTGCGAATCCTAAATTACGATATGGTCTTATATACAAGTGTGTCCTCTCTTTGATTTTATTATAAATACCACTTGGAGATTGGTCAATAACATATACATAAAAATTAGGCTCTGTATATTCATAAAGCGTTTCAAGAGCCCTTTCTATAAAATCGGTTCTTATTATAGGGAAAACAAATGTATTATATTTCTCCATATTTAATTTTCCAAAATCTTATTGTCTCTTTCAATCCTTCTTCTAAAGTATATTTTGGTTGCCAATTCAACATTCTTTTTGCTTTTTCGTTGGAAACATTTAAATACCAAACTTCTCCTTTTCCTGGTCTTACTTCGGTCTGTTGCCAGACTACGCCTCCTTCCCAACCCATAAGTCTCTTTATCAATTCATAGAGCTCACGAATTGAAATTCCGTTAGCGGGTCCTGTATTAAAGATTTCTCCCAAGATTTCTTTTTTATCGCTTTTAATGATTTTTTCTTCTAAAGAAAGTAAATCTTTAATATAAATAAAACTTCTTACTGGCTCAGGACTTCCTAAATATATTAAGTCTTCATTCTTGATTATTTCTGAGATAATCTTCTCAACAATAAAATAGGGGTCTTTTTTTCTCCCATAAACGTTTGACTGACGAACTATCACGCAAGGAAAACCAAAAGCACGATGAAGATATTGGAGATATTTCTCGCAGGCTACTTTGGAAACCGCATAAGGACAATTTGGTCTTGATTTGAGTTCCTCAGTGTAAGGCTCTCTTTTGTCTTGGTCTCCATAAACCTCAATAGTAGAAGCAAAAACAAACTTTTCAAAATTTTGGCATTCCCTTGCTGCCTCTGCCAATCTTACAGTTCCTAAGAAATTAGTATCAATTACTTCCTCTGGATGAAAGAAAGAATAATTAACCTGCGACAAGGCGGCATAATGAATAATAATGTGAGGCTTTACCTCTTTTACTATTTTTTTTACGCTCAACGAGCTCATTAGGTCGCCGTAGAGGACTTTTATATGAGGAGGCAGTATCCCTATACTGCTCCTTGTGTTAACTGACATTCTGGCAAGACCAAAGATATCAAATTCCTTAGGATTTAAATGTCTTGCCATCTCCTCCCCCAAAAATCCCGTGATACCAGTAATAAGAATTCTTTTTTTCATTTTACTCCTAAAAACTTTTCCCATTTTGGCATAATAACTTTATTGGAGTAATTTCTTTCAACAAAACTGCGATATTCTTTAGAATTGTATTCTTCTTCCAAAAGTCTATAAAACAATTCATCAAAACTGCTCCAGACATATTTTTTCCAAATATCTTTTGCTCCTATAAAATTATGAGGAAGAGCCTTAATTCCCTTAGCCATTGCCTCCGCCACTATTAGGGAAAAGGCATCCTTCATTGAAAAGGTAATTAAATAATTTTTGTCCTCTAAGAACTCATCAATAGAAGGAACTCTTTTCTCGTTTATAAAAATGTTTTTCTCAAGTTTAAGTTCTCTTATTATATGCTTAAAATAATGGAAATACCATCGCCAAACATCGTGCCTCCAATGTCCTTGAAGATAAAACTGCCAAGAATCGTCTTTTGTTTTTTTAATCAATTGGTCAACAAACTGAGGTATCATTACCGCTCCTTTCGACCCCCACATATGACCAATTATAGCCACTCTCCTTCCAGGCTTTCTTTCTTTAAAAGTCCATTCCTTCAAATCAATAGATAAAGGAATATGGATAATATTTAGGTCGGGCCATTTTTCACGAAAATGTAAATCTTCATTCATAACAGAGAATAATGCTCTTGAAGTATAAGCCAGTCCTTTTAATTGTCCCAAATCAATTCCGTTATATTGCCTTGCCCATATTTCAATATCCATTGCTCGGCAAAAAACGGGTTTTTTCTTACACCATCCATCCTTTATCGCTAAATTCACCATTCCCTCACACCACTCAAATAGGGCAATATCGCACCAAGTCATAAGTTTTGGGTCATAATACATACTCCACTTAACCTCGTGTCCTTTGTTCCTAAACCATTTCTCTAACTCTTTTGTAGTTTTATGTTGCCCTAAATGGTCAGTTATTAGAAGTTTCATTTTATTAAGTTAAAAACGTGAAGCCATCTTTTTCTCAATGAACTCCATCGCCAATATCGAAGAACTGCTCTATAACTCTTTTCTCCCAATTTCTTTATTTCTTCCTTGTCGTGAGCTAACTCAATGATTTTTCTTTTCATTTCAGGAAAATCATTAACAATCATTACGCCTGCGCCATCCTGTTTCAACTCCCTTGCTATCCCCACATCAAAAGTAATTATTGGTCTGCCGCAGGCAGATGCTTCAAGAAGAGGCAGACCAAATCCCTCACTTGCTGATGAGCAAACATAGATATCAATCTCTTTATAATAGTTCACCATATCACTTACTTTCTCATAGGGACCCTTAACTTTTCCTCCAAAATTCTCTGTGCGATTAGGGTAAAATTCTATGTCGGGAATTGTAGACAACATTTCTTGAAGTTTATTAAATTGTTTGCGTGGATTTTTATATTCTCCACACCAACCAATTCTCACCTTAGTATGAGAGGAAGTCTGAGGATAAAAATGCTCAGTATTAACACCAAGAGGAACAAACTGAGCATTGGAGTCTTTTCTTAAAAGCAAACGATAAGAATAGGTAGAGCAAGCTACATTCACCCTACCGAGCTTAAAACCCATCTCGTGAGGCTCAAAAAATAGTTTAACTAACTTTTCTTGACAATCAGGATGACGGTGAGGAAAAAACGACATCACAACATCATATTTTGAGAAATCTACAGAAGGGTCGGCAGTAATGTCGGTCTCATAAAATTCTTCAATAGTCTCCGCTATCTGTTCAGAGTAATACCTGCTAAAATTTTCCCACGCTAACAAAATTAAGAGTTTTCTTTTCATAATGGATGTTTCAAATCAACCAATGGTTTTTTATTTCCCTTAACTGCTGTAATTCTGGCATCTCTTCCACCATCATACCAAGCTTGTAGAATGGTACAATTCAACTGCTCTAACTCTGTTGCTACCAACTCTAATGTTAGCCCTGTTTTGTGAAAATTTTGTAAATAATCTTGGTCTCCAAAAATTAGCTGAACCATCCTTTCAAAGCTCATCCTGTTGTCTTTAAACTCATCAATTATTCTCGATAAGTCAGGAAATCTTAACTTTATTACTCCACCATCTTTCAAAACTCTTACCCATTCTCTTAAAACTTTCTTCCATTTTCGCCAACCGAAATGTTCTAAAAGGTCTTTAGCAAAGACCTCATCAATGCTCTTCTCAGCAAAAGGCAGTTTTTCGCAATTCAATATCATATCAACGTCTTTTGCTTCGGGACGAATATCTATATTTATGTAACCTTTAACTGGATTTTTACCGCTGCCCAAATTTAATTTTTTCATAATGGTTGCCAAGTTTTAGGGTCAACTCTAACCTTATCGTAATGTTCTGGCGGAGGCCATACAGGACGATGTCCATGGTCTTCTGGTTTCAAATCTTCTGGATAGCCCCAATTCTTACCAAACAAATGCCAGCACCTTAAATCTCTTGCTACTCCAACCTTAAATCCTTCTTTGTAGATTTTAGAACAAATAGTCTTTTCCTCATCATTCCTTTTAGCATTGTAAATCTTCTTCCATCCCCCCACCTTTTTAACCAAATCTATCCTCATAATCCTCATATATGCTCCAATATGAGAAATAGGGCAAACTTCAGGAGCAGTTTCAGGAACAGGTCCCCTCCCTACCATGATTTGTGGCTGAAGGGCAATTGCCCCGTATTCAGGATTATTATCCATTAACGTAACCAGCCTTGACAACCAATCTGGCTCAAGGTCGGGAACTAAAATATCATTATCAGTATCAATATAATATCTAAAGGTAGTTCTTACAAAAGCAAGACCATAATTTTTAGCCATATGAATTCCATAATTTCTTTCAAGAATTATCAAATGGTCAATAAATCCCATCTCCTTGTATTTCAGAAGCCATCTTTGAGTTTGAGGGTCAGAACAGTTATCAACCAAGATAAGACGATAAGGAGTTTTTGTTCTCTCTTTTAAATACTCAAGGGTTTTGCGGGTATATTCCCACCTTTGATAAGAAACCATCACAATATCATATTTGCTTACTTCCATTGTTGCTCCCTTCCTTTTGAACCGCAGACTATATAAAGAGCGGTTTTTAATTCCTTGCTTTTATATTTCCTCGTAATCATATAGAAATAGGCAAAATCATCACCATAAGGATTCCCTAATTCTTTTGTCCCTGGAAAGAATTTCCTGAGCTCAGGATATCTCTGCTTCATCGCTTCGGCAAAATCCCAACAAGATTGCCTGTTCGGCATTTCTCCTATGTCTTCATAAACAGACCTATGAAAAACAAAAGAACCTGTTGATATTCTCCCTGAAGAAAAGGGTTTAAATCCAATCTTGTCTTCCTCAAAATGTCCTACTTCTCTTACTGAAATTCCATAGTCGTCGTGAATTATCGTTGCTCCAAAATGAAATACTTTATAGTTAGGATATTTTTTAATTGCCTTATCAATTGCCTCAAGATAAATTGGCATTAAAAAGTCATCATCGTCCATCCAAGTAATCCATTCACCATTGGAGAGCAACATTGCTTCATTTCTTGCAATATATCTTCCTCTATGAATGTGCTCATACCAATTAACTCTTTTGTCTTTGATTGTCTCAAGGAACTTCGCTTTTGCCTTATCTTTTCCATCTATCAGGAGAACCAACTCCCAATCTTGAAAGGTCTGAGTTAAAACGGAATTTATTGCCCTCCTAAGGAAATAAATATTTTTATTATCATCAGGAAACCTTTTGTGTGTCAAAAGACAAATTGAGAATCTCATAGCGAGTTATCAATTTCTACCACTTTTTCAAGCAAAGGTAACTTAGAAAACGTCGCAAATGCCCTTAGGTCTTTTGGAAGACATTTTCCTCCCAATTTCCTTCTACCTCTAAAAGGAATTGTAAGATGATTTTTACCAATCCACTTCATCTGATACATCGCATCTCTTACAGTCTCATAGCAAATTCCTTCCTTATCGCAAAGCTCCCAAATCTGGTTACCATAAATGACTTTAGTAGCATAAAAACAATTCACAGCATATTTAATCATCTCTGCTGTCTTGCTGTCTGTCATAAGAACTTTAGGAAAGTCTATATAGATTTCTCTTAAAATATGGGCATCTCTTGCATCATCACAGCCAATCACAATTAAATCAGGGTTAAGAGCATCCTCATAAGCGGTGGCTTCTGTTAAAAACTCAGGAATATGTGCCATTCTTAATTTGTATTTTTTGGAGAGATACTGCGTAACTCCTGGCAAAACAGTTGAGCGGACAACATACAGAGGATTGCTGGGAATTCCAGAGGCTCTTTCCAAGACATTTTCAATAGCACTTAAATCTTGTTTTCTCTTCTTTGTTGGTGTAGGAAGGCAAATAAAAATCACATCATTTTTAGCAATCAACTCCTCAAATTCCTGAGTAGATGAACTTCTACTCCAATAGTTATCTATCCCTAAAGCCAGGGCAGTTGCCTTTCCAACTACTCCCCAACCAATCACAGCAAGATTATGTTTACTCATGTTTTCTTTTTTTCCAAGAAAAAGAAACTCTATAATAGTCTATCTTTCCCTCATTCAATCCATACGTTATAAACTGCTCAATTTCGCTTCTTTTCTTTGGTGGGACAAATTCTTTGAATTCTACTTTAACTTTTAGCCTCATAAAAAAGCGGTTCAAGCTCTGTCTCAAAAATTTTATTTAAGTTTCTCTCTTTTCTTAATTTTCTATTCATTGCCAAAGAATAATCATTCTCTAAATGCCAGGCAATTATATTTGCTGTTTCCATATGATAGAAATGTTCTCCTTGGTCGTAAGTAGTAGTAGTTCTTCCATCCATGCCTGTTAAAGTATCAATCGCAGAAGAATACTTGCGATAGACTGCTTTAGGACCATAAATATCCCTAAAAGGAGGAAAATCTTGATTAAGAACAAGAAGGGCTTTTCCAAACAAAGAAGCCTCTTGAGTTACAAGCGAGTAACTTTCAGATACAGAAGGCATAATAAAGAGATTTGATAAATTCAAAAGTTGCATCAAAGTTTTATGACCAACACTTAAATCCCACTTTGGGTCATACTGGGAGGTAAAAAGAATTTCTGGCGGAGAAAGTCCCCAATCAATAGCGATATTTTTTAATTCCTCTCTATACCGAAATTTTGGGTCATTTGGATTTTTGGAATTAGAATGAAAATCAACAATAATACCTCTAACAGAATATCCCTTCTCTTTAAGACAAGCTAAAGTCTTAATTACAATTTCCACCTGTTTTCCTCTATCAAGTCTGATTGGATAAACATCAATTACATCAGCGGATAAAATATCATTTTCTAAGACAAATCGTTCTGTTACTTCATCCATTCCTAATCGATAACAGATGTCAGTAGGGTGGTGAACTATTTTTACCTCGTAAATCTCGTAGCCAAAGTTTTTGGCAATTCTTCTTTTAGAATAATCATTGAAGAAAACAGGATTACTATTTGGAAATTTCTGTGCTAAAAGAGAAATGTATATATCTTGAAAAATTGGTCTGATTTGATTTATTGTAAAGGGAGAAGTAGCAGAATGTATCCAATGAAGCCATCTTAACTTTGGAAACTCAGAAGCAATTGCCCGACAGGCGATATTGTGTTTCAAAGAGGCATTCTGATAAATCAAATCATGGGTTATAACAATGTCAACTCCCTTTAAAGCCTCCCTAAAAGCATTTTTCAATTTCTCAACATCCTCATCAAAAGTTTTATCTTTTCTTACTTCGTTGTAACAAGGAACAGAAGGAATATATTTTAGAGTTACTTTCCCATTGGCAAACCAGTGAACAGGCTTAAAGCCCTCGGCCACAATAACAACTGGTTCGTAACCGTGAGTAACAAGGGCTTTAATTTGGTCGGAGACTACGTTACAGAGTGAGTAGGCTTCATCAAATCCAGTAAAAGTAGTTTGAATAGCAATCTTCTTCACAATGACGGCATTATACCACAAATGACGTCAAAAGTCAAGCCTTAGAATGTGGTGGTAGTAGAGCTCGTGCTTGAGCTTGTTGAAGTAGTACTTGATGTAGAAGTACTTGTTGTTGTAGTACTCGTTGATGTCGAAGAACTTGTACTTGTACTACTGCTTGTCGAAGTACTTGTTGTAGTCGTAGATGTTGAACTACTTGTTGAAGTTGAAGTAGTTGTTGAGGTCGAAGTAGTTGTTGTTGAAGTCGATGTAGTAGTTGTCGACGTAGAAGTTGTAGTAGTAGATGTAGAAGTAGTAGTAGTTGACGTAGACGTAGAAGTAGTTGTCCCCTCCTGAAAGCCCATATCTGCCACGAAGGCATAGTTTATGGCGATAAATAGTTTGTTGGTCGCTCCTTGGTCAGTAGTTACTCTAATACTTTCATCTTTTCCACCTGTTTTTCTAATGGGATAAAGGTGAACTGGCTCAGAGACATTGTAGGCTCTTAAAAGCTCTGTTCCCGAAGCAGAAAACTCAATGTTAATAGTGGAGGTTGTATCATCAGTAGCAACATAAATCCCTGTAACTTTAATTCTTTCACCAGAGGGAGGAGTAAGAATATTGTAATCGGTTTGAGGACCCGTCAATTCAATAGTTCTGGTATCTCCGAACCATTCTGCGTTTAATATTGCTTCTGTTGAACGATAAGATTGTGCCATTTTAGAAAGTTGGTTTTGATGGTCCAAAGAATTCTTCTTCTATACCACCATACCACTCTACACCGTCTTTGTCAACACCTGTTCTAACTTCTTCCATTTCCACAAATCCTTCAGGTCCAACATCCGCACCCCCAAAATCACTTCCCTTGCTTCTTGCTAATCTTACTTCTCTCTCTGTTCTAACTCTAACTTTTCTCTGCTCTGCTTCTTTAATCTTGCCCTCTAAGGCTTTGGTCATTTTTATCTCTTTTAACCAAGGATACACTTTTTTTAATTCTTCTGCAACCTCATCAGGAAATAGTCTTGTATCCTTAGAAGCAAGATTATAAAAAATTCGCTTATAAAGAAATCCTCTTATATCGTTATTAGTAGGATTATTTAAAACTCTCATATTTTTGGCTGATTCGGAGGATATGGTATTCCTACGCTTATGTGTTCTGCTTCAGTCACCACTCAGGCTGTCCTCCGCAACCATCATCTTCCTAGTCCAGGTTTATGAAGAGTATGCCTGTCCATCGCCCTTGGAACCCCAGACTCCTCTCCAATCTGCCCAACCCTTTGAGAAACGAGTTCGGCATTTGAAGAGAGCATAACCAGTATCAAAGGAGTTATCCTGTTTGAATTCAGGAAGAACTCTATCGAACCAGGTTAGCTCATGGAGCTGAGTGTCAATTAAGAACCAGGCTGTTGAGGAGGTCAGATAGTCCCAAGAAAGGACATCTAACATTCCCTCATAGTAGTTATAATCATTGTTATAACTACCTGGTCTTAATCGGGAGTTCACAAGAATTGAGGCTTCCTTCTCCAATGCTGGGGGAACAAGAAGAAGTCTGGCTTTCGCCATAATCTTCATTCCCTTATCATCTGTCTGGCTTCTCATCGCAAGCAAAGCTGTTTCCAGATTTGCTTCAGTAAGAGTAATACCAGAAGATGAAGCATTGGACTGAGAACCTCCACCATCAGCTCTTGGATGGGCAGTAGAACAAAGATACTTGCCGTCTCCACCCGTTCCAGAAGAGAAAGCATTATTGAAGACAGTTGCTGCATAATACTCTCTTGTTCTTCTAGCAGAGCGGGCTAGAGCTGCGGGTTTTCTGGCGATGACATTGTACAGGTCATCTTCATAAAGCTCTTCGGAAACCTTGAAGCCTTTGGCATATTTCAGATGTCTGAAGGTAACATCATACATCTGAACTGGGTCTTCATACTGGATGGACTCACCTTCTCCAGTTTGCTGAAGATAACCAAAGCCAGAGACTGCAGACATTCTCTCCTCATCTTTCTCCGACTTATAGACGTGAAAGATTCTAGGAAAGACCTCCTCGAGCTCGTTGTACTTATCATCAAAGATTTTGTACAACCCTGGCTCTAAAATGTCACCAAAATTTGCTCGCAGTGCCATGTTAGTCTCCTAGGCTTTATGGTGTTGTCCACCAAGACTCAGCGATTTTGAAGAGACCCTCTCCATTGCTATTCGGACCTCCATTGGTGCTGATTAACTTTACCAGCTGCATTTGAGCAACTGCAGTATCACCAGTACCAGTGACTTGGTCCGAAGCAGCAGTTAGGTCAAAGTATTCTCCGACCTCTGCTTGGCTCAGAGTAGAGTCTGCCTCATTATACCAAAGGTTGTCCGTCGAGCAAGCAATTTGAGCCTTAACCTGATCTACAGTGGTATTGTCGCTTGCTGTAGTATAGGTATCATCTCCGCTGACAGAACCGCTCCCAGAGAAATTCTTGGAGAAGACAGGAATTCCGTCTTTGTCAACAATACCCACAACAATACCAGCAATTTTGTTGCCAGCACCAGCAAGCTGTAAATACCCAGAGCCATCAAAGGTTACAGCATCGCCTAAAGTAATGGTCTTGCTGTTCCCAATGATGTACTCCCGTACATCAGCTGCGGCTTTGTTGCCCGACATGGTTCCTCTGAACCAGAAACCCTTAGTCCCTGAGCTTAAAGCCATGTTTTACTTTTTCACCTCCTTCTTTGTAACTGTAAACTGACCTTTTTTAATTCTCTGCTTCATCTTGGCATAATCCTCCTCGGACAATCCCATCCGAGATGCCACCTTCTTCTCCTCTTCCGAGAGCTCTGGTAATGCGGGCTCTTTCTTCTCAGAAGATGGCAAACTGCCAATTGAAGCCTGTTTTTCAACCAGGGCACTTGCAAGTCCTTCAAGTTTCCCTTCTTCTTTTAGCCTGTCAACATTATAAAGTTTCCAGGCTGTATCAAGAATTTCGGGAAGGTCTCTTAGAGAGACAGTTGCCAAGGTTTCACCCTGACGCAGCAACCTTTTCTCGGCCATTAAAGTTGCTAACTGTTCCCTCAATTCCCTCTGTTTATCCCTCGACAGTTTGGAGATTCCCACTCTATCTTCAAACTGCTCGATGATCTGATTCCTCAGAACATCGTCTGCTTCAGAGGGCTTTTCAGAGATCTGGACTTGTCCCTTCTTTGTCTCTTGGCTTCCCTTTTTAGCAGATGTGGTGGTCTGCTGAGAGGGAAGTACCCCAGCTTCCTTAGCAACTTCTTCTTCTATCGCCTTATAGAGGTCAGGATTTCGGAGAATTGCCCTCCAAACTGGAGCAGAATTCTCGCCAAATTTTTTCCACTCCTCTATTTCTTTGTCTCGCTGATGAAAAGACCGCTCAAGGTCTAAATACATCTTGACGATCTCTTCTGGAGACTTGCCTCGGAATTTTTCTGGAATTCCCTCTCCAGAAAGCTGTTGACGACTCATATCTGGTTGTCCTGATTGAGTCTGACCAGGGCCAGTCACAGGTTCTCCCGAAGGGGCCTGTTTATTGTCAGCCATTTTCACCTCCTTTCTGAGTTGGGCCTCCATGGCTAAGAGGTTCTCCTAATTTAAAAATACAAATTATATCATCGGTTGTCAAGTCCTACTTTTTCTCTTTCTCCTTTTCCTCTTTCGCCCCCTTCGTTTTCTAACGCTTACTTTGTGCCATTTAGAGCTTCCTGGCACTCCCTTTTTAATAGAGGCATAAAAGACTCTAGTGCCCCTTTTAGCACCATATTGTTTTCTCATTGATGCTAATACTTTTCTTCCAGTCGCAGTTAACGGCATTTTACAAATAGCCAAGAGGTCGGGCTGTTGCCGCCCAAGGCCACCACCCCGACGGCATCTCTGGCACTTTACCAAGATAGATATCACGAGCAATTCTCAAGTTAGTAAGGGGGTCTAATAAGTCATACCACGTAAGTCCTTGCCCCCTTATATAGTCTGCCAATGCCTCTTGAGCAGCATTTAACTGCGTTAGCCCAATATCAATGCTTGGATATTGAGCTAATAAAGAGGAAAGTTCTTCAGGGGAAGTAACTCTACGATGAAATCCCTCTCCTCCAGGAAGATTTATGTGAACCAATCTTGGGTCAAGGCTACTTTCTCTGGCAAACACATTTATTGCCTGAACTGGAACATCAGGAAAAGTTTGCCTTATCATCTTCTGATATGCTGGACTAACTCCTTGGAACTGAGGAATAATCGTAGGCGTTGGCAGAGGAATTGGCGTCGGAGTAGGAGTAGAAGTAGGAGTGGGAGTAGAAGTAGGCGCTGAAGCATATTGTTGCAATGGAGTAGAAGAAGGCTTTTTCCAAATAACCTCATATGTGTCTTCGGCAAGAGGAGAAACCATTGGGGAAAAATACTCATAAATTCTATTTAAAACTCTCTCCCATAAAGAAGGTTTTACTGAAGGAATAGGACTAATCATTTTTCTCCTCCAATTTCTCTAATCTTTTACTTGCGTTTTCTATTTGTTTTATCACCCTTTTAAGGGCTATTATAGCACCTTTATACTCTGATGTCTTCGCTATCAAGAAATTAGGATTGTTAGGAGGAACTTTCATTGCGTCCACCATACAATTAAAAATCATGTTTTCACATAAGAACTTCAGAATTTTATACTCCTCAGTCGAGGCTAATTTAGCAAGAGCTTTTAGATGTTTAGGATTTAACTTTGGTTCTCTCATTTTCCTGTAATCGCTGGTCCTTCCTCCTCAGTCGGAGAAGGAACTACTGGAGGGGTCTCCCCACCCCCATACATCCTTGGAACAATATTGGCCGCTTCCGCTAACCTTTGACCAGGAGGACGGGTTTCTTCCCCTGGTCGTCCTGGTCCTCGTGTTTGTGCCGAAATTCCTTGACGATTTTGAATAGCAATAACTTCACCAACAACGTGGCGGAGCATTACCCTTGTAATTGGAGAGTCCATAGGAACTTCTTTAAATCTTTTGCTTCGAATAAAGTCAATATGAGTCCTTGTATGCTCAATAGTAGCATAAGGAGTTGGACCAATATCTTCACCAGCCATTATTCTTTCATTTTCCTCTTCTGCCAAAGCGACTGCTTTCTCTGGAGAAATAAGCTCTTCTGGCATTACAGAAGGAGCTTTAAATTCTTCTGGGTCAAAATCATAAGCCTCTAAAAGAGCATCTGAAATTCTTGCCAAATCATATACTCCCGAAGAAATAGCTGCCTGTATTAGGGGATGTTTCAAAACGCTTTCAATTCTCTGCTGTTGTAATGGCTTAGAAATTGGAATTGTCGGCGTTGCTCCGTAAACAATATCATAACTTCCATATATGGGAAGGAGATATTCTGGTCTTACTTCAAAGAAATGAATTCCTCTTGCTTTTTCTTCGACAATTTTCCCATCCTCGGTAACTTCTAACTTTCTGTTCTTGATGCGTATTGTTCTATATCTCTGGATATACTCCTCGCCATTTATTCTTTTCAAAAGTCCTTGAGCTCTTGCTTTTTTGACCAATTCCCTATATGCTTTAGTCCTCTTTTCGCCAATAATCTTCTCAAGTTTTGGCTGAGAATAAAATTGGAGGATATTTGCTACTCTTAATCTACCAATTTCAATCAAAAATGTTCTTGATAAAAGCCAAAGTTTTGCCCTCAATCTTTTAAGCGTTGCTTCCTTCAAAATAGCTGCTTCTGTCGCTGTTTCGCTACGAGGAGAACTAACACTCTGAAGTCTCTCATCAATTCCCGTTACTCGCCGAGCATCATCTTTAAGCCTGTCCTCCTCCATATAGGAGGAAGGAGGAGTATCTGAAGTCCTCAACTCCCGTGCCGATGTTGCGGGGTCTTCTACCCTTATAAATCCATGAGGACGAGCAATTAACTCTGTTTCATCAATATCCTCTCTATTTGAAATCAAATACATCGGGTCAAGACCAAGATGGGCTCTGTCTAACCTCTGTCTTCTAATAGTATTCAGTTCATCTTGTATGCTCTCCAAAAGTTCCGCTTCTCCTTTTCCCCAAAACCTATGAGTGCGATAAATATCAACACAGCGAGCAAAAGGAAGCCGCTTGTGATTATAAGGATTGGGACCCATCCTTATCATCACATCATTGGCAACTATAAAGAGAGCATCCCACGGTCTTTTCGCCCAATACCACAAAACTTCAACATCCCTTGACTTATCAAATCCTTCTGGGGGTTTATAAAATTCCCAATAAGAAGTATCACCGCCTGGAGTTACGTATTTAGCATTTCCTAACGGGTCCCAGATTGGTCCCTTAAAAAATTCTCTAAAATCATCAATGTCCATTACATATCGTCTGATTGCATCTCTACAAGAATAGGGACCAACACGGAAATATCGTCCTCTGTCATCGGGAAAGAAATCCTCCAGTTTTACCGCCTCCAAATAGGGGTCATCGAAATCTGTTACCTCCTGTTCTTCAGTAAACTGCTCAGGACCCCTTTCCCCTGCTTTGGTTTTTAAAAACTGAACTCTCCTTCTCTCCGACCATTTATATTCTTGACCAATTCCAGTTCCCTTAATGAAAGCGTCTTTTAAAATTGTGTAAAGCTCTAAATCACCATTGGCAATCTCCCAAGAATAATCAAAAGCATGTCTTACAACAGCGACTTTGGGTTTATCTTCTTCTCCACGAGCAAGAATCTGAGGACGCCAATTTTGGTCAATAATTTCTGCTAAAGCAGCCTCAACAATTGAAGTTGTGAGGGGAACAACATGATTTGACTGCCAATCATCTTTGTCCTTCTCTTTTCTGTAGGCTTCCCATTGCTTTTCCCACTTATCCCAATTCTTTGCCGCTTGCTGGCGGTGTTCGCAGTACTTCATTGCGTTGTAGCGCTGATAGACGTGCTTTAACTTGGAGTACTCGTCTCGTCCTGGGGAATATTTTTCTCTGATGCCATATTTCTTCTTTGCCATTTTAGTATAAATAAGGGCGACTCTTTCTTCCTTCCCTTATTGGCTTTTTCCTCTTAGGCGGAAAAGCAACTTGTAGCATGTATGATAACGCATCTATTATATCATCATGCTTGCCTTTTGGAAATCTTGTCAATTCTTCTTCTAACCAATCATTGTTCTCAATAAACTTGTTGTGATAGATTGTACCAGTTTCATAACGGGGTTGCAAGCCCCTAATTCTATCTTCTTTAGATTTCTGTGTACCAGGTTTTAACTCCAAGATGGGAAGAAAATGATTTCTTCTCCTCATCTCGTCGTTTATAGTATATTGCAAAGTTTTCTGAAAAGCAACCTGTTCCAAACCAATCTTTAGGGGCTTCCATTTATCATCGGCTAAGAAAATTCTCTCAATTAGTTGTCTTGGATTATAACGACCTCTGTCAATTTCTCTTATGTACCAGTTGTTAAAAATATCCACAGAAACTGTAAGAATTACAGTATAATCAGACTCTCTTGTAAGACCAATCGCAGGGTCTATGGTAACAAAATTATGGAGAAGTCTTCCCTTAATCATATCTTCATCCCAATATTTAAACCATTTTCTCTTAAAAGCAGCTGTCTCTGGGTCTACTGGCCTGTTAAGATATTGACAATTTGAGGAAGCATAGCCCCAAGCAATATAGTTCCCTGTTTCTGTTTCCAAAGCATAAGTGACTTCAGGCTTTTCTCTCGCCCTCATATCAACAATCCTATCCTTGCTCTTTATAAAGCGACTACTTTTCCGAAAAAGGTCTTTAATAATTTGGCTCTTTTTAGCAGGATTACCCAAACGCAATAGTTTCAGTTTAGTCTCGAACCCTCCCCTTAAATGAAAAGTTAAAACTGGTTTTTTAACTCTCCTTTTTCTTACTTTTTCAGTAAAAGGAATATTTAATTTTCTTAGAACTTCCCTTATTCGATTGACTACTTCCTCATTTCCCATCCCTTGAGAAATGTTGAAACAACCTCCGCTTTTTGTAGAACCATCAGCATCAAATAATCCTGCTAAATAAGCCCAAAGTTTCTCCTCTTCTTGAGAAACAGAATTTGTTGTCGGACAAACAAACATTAACTTTCTTCCCTTTTTCGGTTCAACATACAAACGATGTGTCCCGTCTTCTCTTCCTGAATACCAACGATGGTCTGACGTACAAGCCACTTTTCTTCCCGACTCCATTTTCAAATCATACACAATATCATTTTTTCTTTTCATCGTATGTAACACTTTACTTTTTACCAACCTGTGTTTGTGCTCTAAATTTCCCTTCACAAATCCTACAACATAATCACCTTTCTTTACTTTCTCTATTGGCTTAAAAGACCAATCGGCCATCAAAATTGGAGTGCCAGCAGGCGTACAATTGAATTCATAGTTTCCCTTCTGTCTTTTTAGTTCTCTCAAGATATCCCAATTGAATTTTTTGGGAAAAAGAATTTTGTCGGATTTTCCAAACTCTCCGTAATAGGCCCTTCCAATTAAAATTTCAAAGTCGTCTCTTACACCATTAAGGGGGTCTAAAATCCATCCATACAGGTCATTAAAGTGCCAGCGAGTATTATGGACAACCATTCCCTCCGCAACAAAGTTATGAGTGTTAGAAACAGTCAAATCATAAACTTCCTTTTTCCCTACGTATTTAATAGAAACAACCGTTTCCCAATCCCATTTAATCCTCTTTTTTCGATTGCCAATGCTAATCTGATAAGTTGTTGATAGAACTGGCTTTGGACTACAAGGAGCTTGAATAAGTCTTGTCCTTGAATGAATATTTGAAACTTTATAACCACACAACTCAGCTAAATTCTTTAAATCCCTTACCAATTCTCTATTTGTTAACTCCACACATCTCAGACCATTACTTTCATATCCATCTGCTGCCAAAAATCCTTTAAGAAAAGCCTCTCTTAAACGGGCAGACAATCCGAAAACATATTTAGGAATTCTTTTTGTCTTTGCCTTTCCCTTAAATCCCAATCTTCTTAAATATCTTCCAACAGCAATATTTTCTGTCCGATAATACCCTCCTTTTGTTTCTTTGAATTTGCCAAATCTTCCTAAAATTCTTAGGGCAGTTTCGTTAGTCTCCTTATGAACCCCTTTAGCAAAGCAGGTAATCAGCCGCATAGAGCCATATTTTTTATCAGGATTTTCTGTTATCCACCCATCACCGAGCATAAATCCTAATATCCACATATCATCTTCCGAAAATTTACCTCTTAATTTCCTTAAAGAGCTGTAACGATAAATCCTTACTTTATCTCCCCTTTTTAGATTATCAAGCCTCTTAAACCCGTCTTTAGTCAAAAAGGGATGATTAGCAGTTGCCCTGATTGTATGATTTCTTGTTTTCAGCTCATAAACTTTTGCCTTGCCTTGGGGAATAACCGCCTCAACTGTCTCTATTGACCCGTAGGAAACCACCTTCTCACCAACTTTAATTTTCTCTATATCTTTTAACGTTCCATCAGCCATTAAAATCTTCGTCCCCGCAACTAAACAGCCGATCACAATTAGGTGGCCATCTGGCTCTAAAAGGTCTAAAATGTCTTTGTAAAGCAGAATTACTTTATCAATCTGCTCTTTGGTGGAGGAATTTTCTCTATTGACAACGTCATCAAGGATAATTAAGTCATAGTGCTGAGAAACAAGGTTTCCTCCAATTCCATAAGCGGTTACTGTTGGCTCTTTTTTTTCAAAAGACCTTTCGCCCTTTGAAATCGTAACCATGGTCTCTGTCCATTTTTCTGCGTTTTGAGCAAAGTCTCCATAGAAAAATCTAAAGGCTTCGTTTTTTTGAAAAATTGCCTTAATTTGCCTTAAAAAGGAGCAGGCCATTTCGTGAGTGGCATTTGCCAAAAGAACACGAATATGGGGATTTTTGGCAATCTGCTGACAGGTGTAGCCGATTGTAATCATTGAGGTCTTTAAATGTCCCCGTGGGAGAAGGATAAGCTGTTTTTGTTTCTTATGATAACAGACAAAGTCGCAAAGTTTTTTATGGGGAATCCAAGAAATGTCAGGCCACTTCATCACATACTTGTTGAAAAGGTAAAGGTCATCAAGACACTCTCTTGCCTTTAGTTCTTTTAAAATCAAAAGTTCTTTAATTAGAGCCTCTTTTTCGTCCATTTTTCTGATTCTTTCTTGTTGGGCAAAATAATTCCGCTTTTTGTCCTCTGATAAGCAAGGCGGTGTTCGAGCTTATCCAAAAGGTTTTCTGTCTGAAGGGCTAAAATGAAAGCCCCATAGAGGTCATATTCAGGCTCTCCAACTGTTTTAATGCCTTTAGCATATTTAACTCCCTGCGGAGTGATAACCTCTATTTCAATCCCCTTTTCGTTAGAGGAAACTTTATACTTGTAAAGAAGCGGCCAGTCAATAGTCCTAAGCCGTTTTTTGAAAAAATTTAAAAGCGTTTTATTGTAGAAAATCTTTTTTCTTCTTGAGCCCCAAAGTTTTTCTTTTAACTCTGCTTTTGCCTTTTCTTCTTTCTTTTCTCTTTCTTTTTCAACTTCAATAACCCATTTGGCTGCCTTTTTCTCGCTTTCTTGACCAGTAGCCTCAATTACCTCCAAGGTTTCAGCCAATTTTCTTTTTCTTAACTTTTCTTGCTCAAGTTTTGTTTTGCCTACCGCCATTAGATTTCACCCACTTCCTCTCTTTTCTCTTCAGGGAAAAAATCTTTATTGTCTTTCACAAAAAACTCTTCAAAGGTGTTATAGTCTTCATAAGGGATAGCCTCAGCTTTTGGTATTTCTCCTTTCTCCACTCTTTTTTCAAAACGATAAGCGGATTTTGCTAGCTCTATATCAGCAGGACAGGGTATCAAAAGAGCCCAATCCTCGGGCTTAGCAAACTTATTCTTCCCCATAACCCTAGTAATGACCAACCCCTCTTTAGGCAAAGGAATGTATCTAGTATAGTTTCTTAAAAACTCAGTAATGCTAATTCTCTCCATAATGCTATAGGATATAAAGTTTTAAAAATATATTAGCGATTAGAGAGAGGTGTAGCCTTTAATTTCAAAATTTCCCAGCGGGTGGTATCATTTATTCTTTTGCCAACCCTTTGGAAAAATGAACGCTAAGGCTTCTTAGACCCTCTCTAACGGCTTTTCTAACCCTTAGATGTATACCTACACATCCCTACCCCTATTTATCAAGTTTTAGCTTCAATTTTCAAAAATGCTTTTTTACTTTTTTTTAAAACTTTTGCTCTTATCTTTTGCTTTTGTCTTAACTCTTATAATTTATTATATAATATATTATATATAATATATAATATAATATATAATATATAATATAATTATTTATTATATTTAATATTTCTTAACTCTTTTAACATATACTTAAGCTCTTCTGTAGATTTACTATGTAGTTGTAGAGTATAACTATAGCTATAGTTATCTTTAGCTTTATCTATAGCTCCTAATAGTTTATAAGCTAATTCTATAGCTCTTATACTATCAGTATTAGTTGACCTTTTACCTAATCCACTACTTATAGCTATTCTTAAATCTTTAGCTAAGTTATCTAAAGTTATGTTAGCTTTTTTTAGGGATTTCTTTAGCTCTTCTTTAATTAGTTGATTTTTGTTTAATAACCTTGATGCTGTCTCTCTTGCTGATTTAGGGGAATAACCAGCTAATATAGCGGCCTCTGTAGCGCTTTTTGCACTTGGCAAGGCTTTTAAAAATCTTTTTTGTCTTAATGTTAGTTTTTTACCCTTTTTCATTGCTTTAAAATTAACATTCTTTGAGAAAATTGTCAAGAACACTACAGATAGTGTTGATATAAAAGGCCAAACACTAAATAACCCCCCTTGACAAACTACGTAAAGTATGGTATAGTTAGGTCAACATGAGAGAGAAGGAAAGAAGCTACACGCTTTATAGTCAACCCCACAGACTTGATCGGCTACTCAGAGAGATTGAAGAAGAGGAAAGAATAAGAGCAGAGGAGAACGATATTTATCTTCAAGAAGAGATAAGAAAACACGGCAAAATTATAGCACTTTAAAACCAAAAAGAGAGGAGGTGAGAAAATATGAAAGTCATCGCTATTCGTATTAAACGAACTGACGGTCAGCGAATGACAGAGGCACTCTTGAGGAAATGTGAGGAGATAGCCACAAAAGCTATCATCCAGACGGGCAAGTTTGAGACTATCAGTACCTTGATAGACAATGAACTTGTCCCGAATCATTGAGGCTTTACTCTATCCCTGAGCAAAACTCGGGGATAGAGATAAGGCTTTAAACATCAAAAACCAAAAAGAAAGGAGGTGAAAAAAGAATGAAAAAAATCTTTTTAGTAAATGATAACACCGAGTTAATTAAAATTGCCTTATGGCTAACTGACCCCAGCACTTACCAACATCGTATTGTTAAAAGAGGCTATGGCGTAACTCAAGGCTGGGAATGGAAAAAGCACGGAAGGAACGCTCTGTTTGTTTGGTTTAGGGAAAGATTGCCATTAAGACAATTTTTATCAGACACTCTTGGTGGACGGCAAGTTTATGCTATAGAGCTTCGGGATGATTGCTGGTTAGGCAAGGCGGGAGAGCAAGTCATAATTGCTTATTGAGGCTTGACCGTGTGGGTTTGGCTTGGCAAAGCCTCCAAGCCCCCACGGATGAGGCCTTAAACTATGAACACATTAAGAGGAAGACCTATAAATTTAAAAGCCACAATGACCGAGGCCGAAATGTTGGCTCAGATTAAAGAGAATGAGAAAAACTGGCTGGCCGAAGGATTTAGTTTGGCCGAAATTAAAAATGCGATGGCCGCAAAGATGAGACCCTTGGCAGTTGGCTTTTATTGGCACAGATACCCAGAAGCTCAAGAGAGAATAAATAGAGTGGCCGAAAAATACTTGGGCTACTCTTGGAAGAATGCTTTTAAGACTTCTCATCCCAAAATTAAAAGGGGAGAATGGATTGGCAGTCTAATGAGAACAAAGAAATATCAAAGAGCGGAGGAATTGGGAATTAGATATAAGCTGGAGAATTTATATAAGTAGCTTGCTGGTTTAGCTTGCCCCCCAGTTGCCCGACGGCAAACAAGAGGAGCAAGCATAAGCCAAGAAGTTAAAATAGAGAGGTGAGAAAATGAAAGGTTTAAAAATTTATGACAATGGCGGAAAAACCATTGACCGCTATACCGTCATCCTTGATGGAGCAGTCTTTACTATGAGCTATGACCCTTTATCCCCTCAAGGTGTTAATCAATATTTGGGTAGAGAAGTAGATTGTAAAAACCAAAAATGGGGCAAGGAAATAAAGTTCTCACAGGTAAATAATGCGGTGCAACAAGCCATAAATTTAAGAGCTAATCAGCAAAATAGATTGTTAAAATAGAAAGGAGGTGAGAAATTATGGAACTGGTCCAAATCCAGAAAACTTGGCGGTTTACCTATCGGGGTAAAGACTATGTCGCTATAGAAACTTGGCAGGCTAATCCAGATTGTGAAGATGTCATAATTTATGATGATAAGGGAGAAGAAGTCAACGATGATAAGGCGCTTAGAGCGTTTAAAAAGAGAAGAGAACATAATTGAAAATAAGATAGAAAGGAGGTGAGAAATATGATCAAAAGAGGAGATAAAGTAATACTTCCCTACGATTGGTTAGTTCCTGACGGAACGCTGGTTGCTAAAGCTGGAAGTAAAGGAACAGTCATTGATATTTTCCCTGTATGGTCTATTAGTCACCATCGCGCAATTAAAGGATATAAAGTTAGGTTTGAAAACGGAAAGGAAGACTGGGGAACGGAAGTTAAAAAAATAAGTAGTTAAAATAGAAAGGAGGTAAAAATGGAAAAAATAGAGTTAGACCTTTTAAGATTGGCGGTTGAGAGTTTTCACAATTTAATGTTTATAACCTTTAAGGTCACTGGCAAAATTCCTGAAAAGGATTTTGACCATTGGCTGAAAGGGGAAAGGCTTTTGGCAGAAATGGAGGCTGAGAATGCTAAATAATAAGTATATAAGCTGGAAAGACTTAATAGATTGGGACGAAGAAGAGGTCTTTTGTAGGGATTGTGGCGGGCCGATTATCTGGAAATGGGAAGAACGAGAAGGAAATCAAAAGGAGTTAGTCGGTTATTGTAAAATTTGCGGTTCTACTTATACGGAAAAATGAAAACAACAATTGAAAAAGACTATCACTTCCCTGTTTTAAAAATTCGGGGCGATTTGGCCGAAATCAAGTTTCCCATTTGGGCCGACCTGAAATTGGATGGCGAGCTTTGCTTTTTAGAAATTAAAAATGGCAAGGCAATGCTTTACAATAAACCAAAATATGGGAGAAAAAGATGGGATTGTGAGATTACAAAACAAGCCGAGCTGTTGCTTGACGATGGATTATACATTGGCGAGCTTTATTATGGCGACGGAAAAGATGTATATGAGCTCTTAAGGCACAAAGTAGATGATAACTTAAAGCTCTCAATCTTTTGGAGCAAAAAGGATTTATCTTTATTACCCCGCTTTCACCTTAATACTCCCCACCAAAATCCTCCCTTGACAAGGATTCCGAGATGGAAGGTCAAAAACAAAGAGGAGTTAGGGAAATTAAAAAAGAAAGTTTTTAAGTTGGGATATGAGGGACTTGTCTTAAAAAAAGACCCAGATTTATGGTTTGACGGACAAACAACCAAATGGTATAAAATAAAGAGAGAAGCCACTGCCGAGTTACCAGTAATTGGCTTTGCAAAGAGAGCCAAGCTCCTTAGCTTGCTATTAGGGCATAAAGTAGGAGAAAATTGGCAACCTCTTTGCTTTGTCGGTGGTGGCTTCTCTTTAACAGAAAAACAAATACTCCGTGATGTCCTTTCAAAACATGTAATTGGAGAAACTAAAGATGCTTATCTTGTAGAGCCCCGCCTTGTCGTAGAAGTTGCTCACCAAGGAATTATTAAAATTGATGGCAAGGTTCATTCCTTGCGGCATCCTATCTTTAGAGCTTTTAGATGGGATAAAGCTCCTGAAGATTGGCATTTAGAAGAATGAAAACCTATCATCTTTACATAAAATCTCATTGCGAAGCTCCCGATTATGAAGATTGGTGCATTGCTGAGAGCAAAGAAGAAGCGGCAAAGTTTTTTGCGGAAAGAATAAATACCTCCTCAAATGTAGTAATAATGGATGATGTATGGTACTGGAAAGACCTGCTCCCATATATCTTTTGTTCAACAAAAGAGGAAGAAGAAATCTTCCCTATGCCGAGAAGACGAAGAAGAAGACGCTTGACTTTTTAAGTAAATTGTGGTATAATAACGTCAAATGAGGAAAGAACCAATAATAAAGGAATTAAAATACGGAACTTGGGTTTATGACCCTGACCAAAGAGAATTTTTACTTTATGCACGAGAAAAAGAGACAGGCCAAATAAAAAGTCTTTCTCTTAACAAGGTTTACGCCTTCTCGTTCGTGAGATTCGTTTTAAGAGTAGCTCAAAAGTATTTTAGAATCAGGAGGTCATAATGTTATTCTTCAAAAGAAAGAAAAAGGAAATAACAGCCTCAGCGTTACTTGCTCATCTTATTGCTCTTGCTCGTCTTGCCAAGATACCAGCTGAAGAATTAGCGAAAGAAACTTTCAACAATATAGAAAACGGAAAATATCTCCTAAAAATGGTTGAAATAATTACAAAAGCTGTAAAGAAAGTAGAGAAGAAAAATGATTAAGAAAATAAAAGAGATTACAATCTCAAAGGCTTTTAAAAGAGGATTGCCAAAGTATGGCTCAGTTCAATCGTTTTTCAGCGTTACAATCGAAGGCCTGCCCGCCGAAAAAGAAATTGAAGAAATTAAAAAATGGGTTCATCAAGAAGCTCAAAGAGAATGTGAAATCGATCCCAGCTGGGTTAGAAAGGAGGTGGAAGATGGGAAAACTGGCTGATTGGGCAAAAAAGCAGTCACCGTTTTTAAAATTAGAAGACGGCGAAGAAATTGAAGCTACTTATCTTGGTTACAAAATCTCTCCTGACCCCTTTAATCCTGACCAAGAAAGAGTACAATATATGCTTGATATAGATGGTGTTAGGAAATACTGGAACAACAGAAGTGGAAGAGTAGCGTTTTTCTTTGACAAGGTAAAAGAAGGCGAAAGAGTCAAAATCAAAGCAACTGGAGAGGGTTTAAAAAGGAGATATGAGCTTTCAAAAGTCGGCGAAAAAGAAAAAGTTGGAGAAAAAGAACTTGAAGAAATTACTAAGAGAATTAAGTAAAGAAGAACTTTGTGATCTTTTACAACTTTTAAGATTTTGTCGTTTAAATAATCCTAGCCAAGAACTAAGAACAGCTGCTGGTGAATTAGAAGCTAAGATTATCTGGGGAGCTAAACAATTGAAATTGCTTTAGCTGGTGATATCTTTGTGCTTGTGTTTCCTTTCCTTGTTAGTGGTATATATAATATATAAACGAAATTTTGTCAAGAGCCTATAATAATTTGCGGGAATTATGGATGATAAGAAAGCTCTAAACTCGATTTCTTGCGGGAATTATTTAAGAAAATTGATATGGTTTGTTTCTAAATGCGGGAATTATAGGCACAAACTTGCGGGAATTATTGAGATAATATGATACAGATTGTTGTTAATTGCGGGAAAAGTGCGGGAATTCTTACGAGTAGTAAGGGGAGCGGGCTAAGCACACGCCTCAGCCTCGTCTTAGCCCGCTTGCCAAAATCATGAGAATTAGAGTTAAGAAATTATTTAACAATTGTGTGTCAATTAGAGATTATTTGGTAAAGCAGGCTATTGAAAAGAAAGAAAACATTGTTGTTTGCTTTAAAGATAAGAGGATGATTCTGACACCCGAACGGTTGAAGCAGGGCAAGAAAAATAATCTAAAGTTACAAAGTAAATGGGGAGGCAAAACTTATGATTTAATTGACTTTGAATGGAGGCCAAATGATTTACAACTTTTTTAAAAAAATTAAACAGTTGTTTTGTCATCATCAGTTTGAGTTAAAGAAAGAAGAAATACCATTTTATTTTGAATGTAAAAAATGTGGCAAAAGAGTTTCTTTTCTTAGGAGATTAACATGGAATACAAAACATCATCAGATTTAATGAAAGCAGTTAGAGAAGCGGGGTTAACCTCTGATAGCCATCCCTTGCGATGGATTACTTATCGTGAAAAGAAAGGAGTTCTGATTTGTCCTAAAGACCCTGTTACTGGAAGGAGAAGATTTACAGAAAGAGATATTAAAGAAATAGTAAGAGCCTTTTCACCAGGAGGGATTGGTAGATGGAAACCACGGCCTGGAAAATAGGATGGGTATTGTTGTTGATGAGCATAGCAACTATCCTGTTGACTTTTTGGAAATTGAAAACTGTGATTTTAGAAAAGGAAGTTGCAGAGAAAAAATTAGAAAGATGTATTCAAAATTGGGAAAATTTAGAACCTCAGATAAAAAGTAAAAGAATTATTCTGGAATTAAAATGACTAAGAAGATAGACTTACAAGAAATCATTAAGGAAATTGAACGAAGAAAAAAAGAGCAGTTTTTTGATTGGCAACAGGGAGATTATAAAAAAGGATGGATTGATGCTTTAGAAAATTTGAAACTATGGATATTAGAAAGAAAGGAGGAAAAATGAAAAACCATAAATTCTGGCTGGAAAACGGAAAAATTAAGTCCAGACCAGCAACTAAAAAAGAATTAGAGGAAGCACGGGAAAAAGCAAAAAAGTTAATTAAAAAAGATGCGAGGAATCTGGCTTTTAGAAGTTGTTGGCAATGCAACCCCGCTCATTACTATTTTCTAGAGGGAGAATGGGGTGGTTGGGTGTTGAGTTGTTTTCACTGTGGCAGATTTTATTACAACAAGATTGATATTAGTGAGTATCCAAAGAAAAAAAGAAAGGAGAAAGGATGAGGAAGAAAAACCAAAAAACCATTGAGGAAAGGATAGAGGAAATAATAAAGAAAAAGATACAAAAGAAAATAAAAGAATTGGAGAAAGACTTAGAGTATATTACCGAAGAACGAAGTAAAGCATGGAGACAACAAAAGGAATGGAATGAAAGTATGTTTAGTTGTGGACCTGATTTAGTAGAACCATATGATTTTATGTATTGTAGAACTTTAGAAAAAATAGCATGGCTTAAAGAGTTATTGGAGTTTTTTTGTGATTAACTTAAAAATGACTAAAAAACCTAAAGAGGAAAAATTGAGGGATTAGGAAAAAAGTTAAAGGAGGAAAAATGAAAAAGAAAAAGGAGAAAACAATTGAGGAAAAAAAGAGGTGTAAGCATGAGTGGGTCTTATTTGACTATTGGTATTCAGACGATGATGAATGCTGGATACTTAAATTTTACTGTAAGTTTTGTAGGAAGGTTGTAACTGATACAGCATGAAACCCAAAAATCAAAAAACGATTGAGGAAAGGATACGACTACTTGCTCATGACTTGATGGTGATAAAAAGAGATTGTCCACTCTCTTATACAGAAGCATTTAGAAGAGGGATTAAATCTCTCCTCTCTGACATCATTCGGGAAGTTATAAATAGTCCAAACCCGAAAGAAAGAGCAAAAAAACTTGGAATATTATGACCAAGAAAAACCAAAAGACAATTAAAGACATCTTTGGCAATGTTTATGGAGAATGGTATTGGACTATAAAGAGAAAGGAAGAAAAATGAGGAAGAACACTAAACTTTTTATAGCGTTTGCTTTTATAACCACTTGGCTCAATATCCAGTGGGCGGCTAATAGGTTAGCGGGAAAAGTCTCTTTTACAAGAGACATATCTCTTACCTTGTTGTTTTGCTGGATAACAGCGATATTTTTAGGTAGGAGTTTGTTTGAATGACGTATAAATGAAAAAATATAGGCG